TTTCTTGAGTTCCTTAGCTTTAGTTTGAACGTCAGTAATTCTATTTAATCGAAACTCTTCCTCTATTGGTTGGGTACATGTAGGGCATGATACATTATCCTTAAAGAACTTATGTTCTTTGGTAAGAGTTGTTACCTTATTAGATAATTTACCCTTTAGATTGTTAAGCTTTAGTAACTTTTTACCTGCACCTGTCATCTTTCCTTGAGTCTTTATTAGGTCAGAAACCTCATGCTCAAGTGCTTCATTAGTTGTAACATACTTATCATTTTCAGTAATTAAACCATCAATCTTATCTTTACTGGTTGTAATATCATTTTTACCTCTCTCCTCTAATTCTTTGATAAAATTATTTTGCATCGTCATTTTATCTTTCAAATTATCTTTTTTTAAGTCAAGAGACCTAATTTTTTCCTTCTTAACTCTAATTTTATCTTTTATTAAACTATTCATTGCCGAAAAAATACGTATATCTAAAAGATCCTCTATCACATCTCTTCGATTTGATCCACTTAACTGCATAAATGGAACAAATGTACTACTACCAAGTATAACAATTTGTGTAAATGACTTGTAATTAACCTTTAATATATTCTCTTCAAGTATTTTTTGATTTGATCGATCATCCGCTTGTCGATGCATTTGGTTACCATTAACTTCAATATCAAAAATATTTGGTTTCATTCCTCTTCGAACAATATAGTCACGACTATTAACGGAGAACTCAAGTTCAACAAGACAATCTTTTTCATTCACAGTATTCATTAACTGTGATTTGTTTATCTTACGAAAAGGTTTGTTAAACAAAGCAAAGGTCAGAGCATCTAACATCGTAGATTTACCAGAACCATTTGTACCAATTATTAAATTTGTATTTTTTTCTAAAAAATTTATTTCGTTCCAGTGATCACCAGTCGAAAGAAAATTTTTCCATTTTATAGTTTTAAAAGTTATCATTGTTTATGTCTTGGTGGAACAATAATGTCATCAGAAGTAATTACGGCATACTTGTAATTGTGTGCTTTGCATGTTTTCAATGCGAGGTCATCATCTATTTCAATGACAACCATTTTTTTATCTTCATCCTCCTCTAACATCATAGCATATCGATTTGCATCATCCTCCTCCTCAAATAAAAATAAAACTAAATTTCCATACTGATCATCAACAGCATATACACCCTCCTCTCTTTTATTTTTAAGTGTTAGAAGATACATTACTCTACCTCGCAGGCTTCTTTGTACAAATCTTGAAATATATTTTTGACAATATTTTTATCAAATTCAATATCAGATTCATCAATATAACGATTTAAGATTGAGATTGTACTCTCTTCTTCTTCAATTTCAAAACTTTCACTTTCCTCAAGAACAAAGTTTTCGATTATTTTTAAATCTTGTATACCAGAAGAATAGAGTTTATCAATAAATTTCTCAAAATTTTTAGGATCAGATTTTTTACGAACAATTAATTTAACAATTTTATTTTTATATTCAGTCGTATTAAATAATTTATAATTACTATCATCATAATATACATTATAGAATAATTTATAAGGATTGTTAACTGGAGTATGAATGAGGGTATCCGTATCAAATATATGAAATCCTCTTGTATCATTTACATCATTCCAATACATCTCATATGGATTTCCCAAATAATGTATTTTACCATTCGTTGAACGAGTGTGAAAATGTCCAGAATAAACCACATCAAACTTATCAAGAATATCAATATTCATTCCATTTTCCATCATATGACCACGAGTAGCTCTAAATCCATTTAATTCTAAATGTCCCATTGCTACCTTACTTTTGGTTTCATTGATTAGATTAGTTGTATGCTCATAATTTTCAGAATTAATCCAAGGTAAAAGGAGAATATTTAATCCATCTACATTAATTTCAGTTGCTTTCGAAAAAGTTAATATGTTTGAATAGTCGTTTAACAAAAGTTCTGGTGAGTTTACATAATTAGTATTTTTGTAATAACAATCATGATTTCCAGTAATTGCATACACTTTATACTTTCTCATTGGTTCAAAGACAACTTTCTTTGACCACTCTAAACTCTGATAATCGATTGATTTACGACTATCAAATATATCTCCCATATGAATTATGGTATCTATGCCCTCCTTTTCTAAGGTAGGAAAGAATACTTTATCATAGAATAACTGAAAATACTCATGAAGAGATGTAGACCCCTTACGTGCACCGTAGTGGGTATCTGTAATTATAGCAACTTTCATCGATTATTATTACGATACTGAATATTATCTTTAATAGTATTAAAATCGGAACTAGTTCCTGACATCGCATTTTCGTCAACTGCCATGACTTCATCAAATCCACTTCTTTCAATAATCTTTGTTTTAATATCTAATTGTTTCTTTTCTTTTTGAATACGTCTAAGAAACGCATAATGTATTACCTGCGTAAAATAAGCAAAAGGATTCTTTGATTTCTCAGGATCAAAATTGTGTATATACTGAACACAATTTTCAATCCCATCAGAGATCATATCCTCACGAAACATATAATTTACAAAGTTCGGTTTATACGACAAGTGTGTTGCAATCTTCAAGAAACAAGAACCAAGATAATTTGATATGGGTGGTTTACCCTCCCATGGTCCTGACTTGGGTGGATCTATACCATGCTTCTTAAGATATGCTGCTTTTGCAAGTAATGCCTTTCCTCTATAAACAGTTATAGCCTGTAATAACTCCTTATTATTTACATAGTGTTCGGATTTTTTTCTAGGCATAACATTTATCTTTTTCCATAATAATATTATAACATATTTTGATTACTTGACAAGTAGTGTAAATATGTGTACAATAACTCTGTAAGGGTTGAAGGGGATATAAGATAGTTAAGTTTCTTGATTAAGCTTAAAGACTTCTTCAAGTTTTTTACGAGCCTCATCAACTGTAGAAATATAACCCATTTCATAATTAGGTTTTATAATACCACTTTCTTTAGATAAATTCACATCTTCATTTATATAATGATTATATAAGTTAATTAATTTTTTATCTTTTGATTCTGTCATGGTAATTACTTTATCGAGATGAATCATAAAAATATCTTCATCAGTCAATTCTATCCATGGCTTAACTTTTATAAAAGTTCCATTTGGAGTTGTGTTTGACCACATTACAACAGGTTTTTGGAGAGCAATTATAGTATTTTCATCTTGAAAATTATCGATAAGAACTAATGAGAAGATTTCCTCTCCTGAAACTAGTTTAATAATTGCATAAAATTCATCTTCCATTATTTTTTAAGTGGTATGTTAACTATATCATAATCAAAATTTTCTTCATTATAAATTTTAATTCTTTCAATTAAGTGATTGAGGGTATAATTTTTTCGAGATTTATAACTAATATCATCAGCAATATCATATAAGGTAGCTTTTGTTTTTTGGTTACCTTTACGAAGAACTCTTCCAATCGATTGAAGATTTCTTATTCTTGATTTAGATGGGGAAGCAAAAATTACATTATGTAAATTTTTGATGTTAATCCCAGTGGAAAAAGTCCCGTACGAGGCAACGATAATAGCATTATTCTCTTTCTCAGTGATTTCTCGAACTTTTTCCCTGTCTTCGGTTTCCACTCCACCATGAATAAAAAAGACATTTCGATCTTCAATAATGTTGTTACTATTTATCAAATTGTAAAGAGGTTCTCCATGCTTCTCAACTCTTGCAAATAATATCAAAGTATTACCTTTGAGATCAAGTGCAAGGTTTTTGATAAAATTATTTCGTTTATGATGTCCAATAATGTACTGTACTTCCTCTTCAAAAGTTTCAAATTTATTCGGTGGGTGTTTCAATAGAAGCACGTTGATGTCCAGTTTAGCCAAATGCCCTTTCTTCATGAGCTCGTCAGTTTTAATGATCTTATAGGAAGGTCCGAACAATCCCTCAAGAACCCATTTATGAGTCTCACTTCCGTCTAATGTACCTGTAAATCCGTAACGATACTTAACGTTATCAAGTTTAGTCATTATAGATATTAATGACTTTGATTTAAATTGATGAGCCTCATCCCCAATTACTACAGAGAATCTCTCAAAATACTTTCTGGGGAGTTTGTAGATTGATTGCCAAGTCGTAATAATGACCTGAGAGTCTGTCTCTCTTTCTTTACCAGCATAAATTTTATGGCAAAATGAACCAACGTCCCAACCATAATCTGCGAAATCTTTATACATCTGTTCTACTAACGATGTCGTCGGAACGACTATCAAAATATTTTTCTCGTTACCAACATAGTATCTCACAATCGAATATATCATCAGAGACTTTCCTGATGCAGTCGGAGATATCAATAATTTTCTATTATGTCTTAAGGCGTCGTATACTCCATCTATCTGATAATCTCTGGGTCGATATTTAGATATTGAATTTATATAATCTTTAACACCCTCTAATGAGATAAAATCATTTACCTCAAAGGGAAGTCCATAGTATTCGCTCTCCAAAAATTCGTATGTATAACTATGATCCTTACAGAATTGTATAATTCGATCTAATAATCCTACGTATATTTCTCCCTTCTGTGTATTAAATAATCTTATTTTACCATCCCAAAATTTCTTTTTATATGCAGGGGAAAATTTTGCATTTGGAATATCAAAAGTAAATTGATCAGATAACTCATAGTAAATATGAGGTTCTGAATTTATCTTAAGGTAAACCTCATTCTTTTTTGATATAACCAAATGTGACATAAAATATGCTCATCTGATTTTATTTAGTTAGGTAAATCCAGACTGAAAACGATGCCATTCGATGGCATTTTTAATCTGATAAGTACGATTTGATATGATGCGTATTATTTCTTCCAGAAACTTGAGAGTTGTATCATAGTATCTTATCTTTAAATCTATCTTAGTTAACCTCTCATCAGCATCTAGATGCCTCTGTATGGCATCCTTTTCTCTAACCTTATACGGAAATGGTTCTTCTTCATAAACTTTAGGATCTGCCTTTCCTGTGTAGTAATTATATCTTTCTAATTTAATCTTTGCTTTTTGATCTTTTGCTTTCTCGCGCATCAAAGTAATGGTATTATAGACAGTATAATACTTTGCATGTAACTGAGGTATTTTTAGTGACTCATCATGTAGGTTATCAGGATCAATAGTTGCATCACGCTCCCACATCTCCTGAATTTCATCAAGATTCATAAAGGAGTTCTTCCGTCGGGTTTAACTATATTATACACTGTATACTTAAAAATTGCATCTGCTGTAAAGTAATTGACATCTGTATCTGTTGCCTCAAACTCTAATGAAGATAGACTAATTGGAAATAAATCAAAGAACTTGACAATTGCTGTTGTATTGAAATTACTATTCAGTATGTGTAGATTACCATCACTAAAAACTATTTCTTTATCTCTCAATCCTTCTGTGTCTGTTGTTGCCTTTTTAAACTGTTCTGTTGTTTCTGGATATCCAAGTCCTGTCAACCAATTATGTATTGCCATATAGTTTTCTAAATTTTCATCAACTAAGAATCGAAGAGAAAATTCACCATACTGTAACTTATCACCAGGTATATCAATATCTTTTAAGTAACTTGGTTGTAACGCTGTGCCAAGAGATATCTCAGGAATACGACTTGAATTTGAAAAGAATGTTACCTTTGGTGTTTTTGATAATGTAAATTTAAATCCAATTGGAGATAAAAAATTACGATTCTCTATCTGGTTTGAATAAATTCTTGCCATAATTATTCACTTACTATTGTGCAATTTTTCCACCAATCAGGTTGATATGTATATGATGCACCACCTATGGTTCGAGTTACAGTTGTTGCCTTTTGAGCAATTGCATCTGCTTCATTTTCATATATTAATCTTTTACTATATTCATTTGTCCAATGGTTATTACCTGCATAATATTCATTACCACTAGTTGGAACTGCAGATCCTAATTTGCTTTGTTTTTTAATGTGATAAGGCATTAATTATTCTCCTTTTTACTAAAACTTGGTAATTGACCTTGACTTTTATTTAATTTAACTGATTGATGCTTATTAAATATGGATGTAGATCTTTTTCCTGAATCTTTTATCTTTTCTCTAGTTGATTCTAATTCACTTCTTGCTTTTATTTTCTGTGTTTCAAATCTTTTTTTAGCGGTTTCAGACCTGTTCTCCTTTGATTTTTCATCAGCAGAGTCTACCTCCTCCATAAATTTGCGAAAATGCTTCATCAGTTTTTTAACTATTTAGAATCTTTTTCAAGATGCTTAATTTGTTTTTTAATAATTTTTGCGTAAGTTACTTCTGCTTCTGTGTAATACTCTGGACAACATTTTGCAATTTTAATTATTTTTTTAGCTGCTTTCTTATCTCTCATATGAGTATTTATACACAAAAAAAGGGAAGTTAACAAACTTCCCTTTGATCTATATCAAACTAGACTATCTATACTCCGCAATGTTCCCATCATTTCTTCCTGATGTGTTATCCATAATTGCCATCATGGATGAAACAAGGTTTGGATTCTTTTTTGCATATCCAATGCCAAAACGGGAATCAATGCTACGTATTGCTTCATGCAAATATTGATCTGCAACAAAACTAACAATTCCAAATTTTTCAGTAACTTTCATTTTTTGTATGTGTATATTACAAATAAATTATAACATAAAAAAAGAGGGTGTCAAGCACCCTCTTAGAAAATATGTAATTCGTAAATTACATAAGGTTCTTAACAGTAACTCTTCTGTAGTATCTGTTTGTGTTAACCTTAAGTCTACCAAGACTCTCAGTAGTACCTTCAGCAAATGGGTTTGCAACGATACCATAACGAGTCTTAAAGCCGATTTTTGGCTGGAAGGAGTTCTCTCCCACAGCACGAACCATCTGTAGTGGAACGTATGGGCAATAGAACAGTCCTGCGTCATAAGGTGATGTACCTTTGTATCCAATAACATAGTATTGGTTGTCTTGTACGTTAGCTGAGAATGGATCGATATACACTCTGTACTTACCTTGTAATACACCAGCAAATGTATTGCCTGTGTCATCTACGTTTAAGTTAGCATTAAGTGCTGGAGTGTAATCTAATACACCTGCCATTGTAAGTGCAGAAGCAACGTCAGCAGAACAAAGGATCATGTTACCCTTTCCTCTACGAGTTTCCTGTGCGATTGCGTTGGCATCTCTTTCCATTTGGAAGATAAGTCCCTTGAACTTCTCAACTGACCATCTACCGTTTGAGTCGATATCAAGATCGAATAAACCTTTTTGTGCAACGTTAGCTTGTGCACCTGGTCTAGCAACCTTATAGATTGTTCTGATGACTTCTCTGTTGATCTCAGCAAGTATCTCTGTTGAAAGAATATTTGCTAATTCTGCTTCAGCGTTTAGACCGTGAATTGCCTTAAGATCTTGAGCAAGTTCTAAACTATACTCTGCCTTTAGTGCTCTGGACTTCGCAGTAACAGTGACTTTCTCGATTGAGAACGCCATTTCGTTGAACTGATCTCCAGTGTCTGATCCGAGTGCTTCAGACTTCTCGGTATCCATACCCTGACCAGTTTTGTATCCACCCTGTTCGGTTAAACCACCTGTAACTGGGTTAAGTGCTGTTGGGTCAGATGATACACTTCCACCTGTTGTACCTAAACCAACGGATACTCCGTCAGATCCTGCTACATATCCACTTCCAACACCACCAGGTTCTCCACCAGTACCGATTCCAGAGAATGCAGTATCTGCTTCGTTGAATAGTGCCTCAGGTCCACTCATTGTCTTGAACTTGGATCTCATCGCAAAGATTAGTCCAGTTGGTCCTGACATTGGTTGAACACCTGCTAGGTCATATGCGACCAAGTTAGGCATTGAACGTCTAATTAGACTGATTAGAACAGGATCGAAACCTGCTACTGGTGCGTCTGCTCCAGCAGAGAAACCTGCTGTTGCACCTGATGAACCTGTGCTGTTTGTTGGAACAGCTTCGGAAAGAAACTCTCTTTCTTCTCTAATTGCTTGTTCTTGGTTCTCCAGAAGTTGTGCGGTAACCATTCTCTTGTGTTGATCCTTGATTGGTTCTGTACCTTCGTGATCAAGAATTGGTGCCCACTTCTTCTGTAACTGCTCGTGATTAATAGGAGCGTACATTGAAATTTACCTCTTTAATGTTTAGTTAGTTTGAATTTATGATATAAAAATCATTTTTTAGAAACTTTACTTAAAACTTGAAGATAAGATTCCATCACACCAGAGACCGCTGGTTGTTGATGACCTGTTTCTGTACCTTCTGTTAGTGTCTCAGTTTCGTTTCTTTGAACACTAGATCCATTTGTTGGGAAATAAGACTCCCTTAATGTTACTAGTTTCTCACGATATGTGTCTTCACTATCAAACTCAACATTCTCTGCAAGTTTTGCCAACTTGTCTTTCTGTGTTACAGCAAGACCTTCTGTGACATCTGCAAAGATTACATCAGAAGTAGATTCTGATAATCTCTTAGTAAGAGCGATGTTTTTATTGATTTGCTCGTTGAGTTTTCCTTCCATTTCATCAAGTTTATCTACCATATTATTGAGTACATCGTATTTTTCTTCAGGGATTGTTACATAATGTTCTTCAAATAGACTCTTCATTCCTGTAAGGAATGATTCAGTCATTTCTGTTTTAAGTCCTGCTTCAACTGCGAGTTGATTTTCGGACATCCATTCATCAGCCACATATTCTAAATATGCGTCTAATCTTTCTGTTAATTCTGATTTAACAGCAGCAACCTCTTCTACAATAGTTGCTTCGTATTGCTCTTGAAGTTCTGATTTAACTTCTGCAATTTTTGACTTGATAGCAGTTTCGAAAATTGTCTTTGCTTTCTCTTGGAACTCTTCAGATAATTCCTCTCCTGCAAGAAGAGCTTCGATATCTTCGTCAACGTTGACGATAGTTTCGGTAACAACTTCCTCTTCTGTTTCTTCCTCTTCGGCAACTACCTCAGATTCTTCAGATGCAACAGGTTCTTCTGCTACAACTTCTTCCTCTTCAGTAACAGCAGGTTCTTCTGCTACAACTTCACCTTCGACCTCTGCTTCTTCCTCTTTCATGCCTTTTGCTGTTTCAGCAGGTTTTGCACCCTTATTTACAATGTCTTTAACTTGCTTGAGGACTGCACTAGCATCTTTGAGTTTTGCTGAATCGTCGTCTGGTTTATAGTTTTCTGGTGTAGGACCGCCTAGGTCTTCTACTGTTGGTGGTGTTCCACCTGTGGTAAGCTTCTGCAT